CGAAGTGATCCAGACGGGCACGCCTTCATGGGTCCTTTCCCTTGATTCTGAGCCCGACATCGACTCAGGCTTGGTCCCGTTCCACACACCGGACTACCGGGCGGAGCTCTTCATCTACCTGAGCTTGGCCCAAGAAGTTGAAAATCCGGCTGACATCACCATGAGTCTACTTTTGGCACGGGCCAAAGAGGCCCCTTATAGGTATGTGCTTGATATCCCGGGTTTCATGTATTACAAGAGCACTACCGAGGGGAAAGCCAAACTGCTGGCGATCAGTTTCGGAGAGGCCCAGAACTATGTCGTGGCGATGACGTTATTTTACGTCGGTTTCAATGCGGGGATCGAGTCATTAGCAAAGCATTACGACTGGGCTAACGCAGCTCTTGAGGCCTACAACGTAGTGACGCTGGATATGCCAAGGGTGTACTCTGTGGCAAACACGGCTTTCTGGCACCTGAAAGGGCGTTCGTCGGCAGGGATCTCGTCTTTGCAGCCACGCGACCCATACCTTGCGGTCAAACAAGCGTCACGCATGGCAGCCTTCCTTATGAGGCATCTAGTGCCCTCCGCGACAGTGCCGAGACGGTACCAGGATCAGCTGGCCAGTTTGCTCGACCGAGCAGGCCGCTTCCTCGCGTTTGGGCCCGCGAAGAAACTCACGATCGATGTTACCAAGTCAGTATCACGCCTGGGAGAATGGATGGCCGTTGCTGATGTTTTCCTAGATTCGCTAACGACGAACGAACCTTACCACGTTTTGCAGAGCCCCACGGGCACTGGCAAATCGCGTGAGTTCGTTGCGGCGTTGGTTCGCCAGGTCACGCCTCGTTTCAAACGGCGTACGTGGCTTGTGGTGCCGCGCAACATCATCCGTGACAACTACAGCAATGGGGACGTGCCCGCGGATGAGATCATCAAAATCGACAGGGAATCTGTGCTTGGCAACCAGACGTTGGTCGTTTCGACCTACGGGGCATTCATGGCGAGATTACCAGGCTTGTCTTCAGATGGATGGGTGCTGGTCTTAGACGAGTTCCACGAAGGCACACCTGAGCAAGTCGCAGTCGAATTCAAGACCCGCGACTTCTACAGGATCTTCGTTTCCGCAACACCGAAACTCAAGATGTTCCCGAGTCTAACCAAGGTGTTGGTTTCACCAGTGCAGCCACGCTTCAAGGTGACCTACGTGCCGATCCATGCCGACATGATGGGCTTGTTCAACGAGCTGAACCGCCTACATCCGAGGGCCGCGGAGCGCTGTTTGATGATCGTGCCAACAATCTCGGAGGCCAACAAATTGATCCAGCAACTCCTCCATGTGGGTCACCCGACGAGCATACTATCCCGTTACCAACCTGTGCCAGCACGTGAAGGGATCATTGCCGCCACCCAAGTGGCCGACGCGGGCATCACGATCATGCCCGCACCCGAGGCCGTGATATCTTCTAGAGACGCGATCGTTTCCGACCGGGGAGAGACCAGGCGGATGGTCATTTCAGCTTCGACGTTGGCACAGCGCGCTGGGCGCGCTGGCAGGACTGGCAATGGTTTCTGCTACCACCATCCGGAGGCGGGCACAGGGCCCGAGCCCGAACCCTACCCCGTGTGGGGCTTGTATCAGGAAACCGCCGCGCTCAGCGCTCATTTCGACACGATCCACAAATTCACGACGAGGGTGCAGCGTTCCGATGGGGACCACCTCCGTGTGACCACGAACGCTGACCCCACTCAGATCATGGCGGAGGCGATCGAACGAGAACCCCCCGACTTGCAGACGGAGGTGCTCAATTCGTTGCGTGTCTACTACCTCATCCTGACTTTCGTTCAGAACCACTTGGAAGCCATGAGAGTGTACTCACAGGTGGTGAGCGAAGGATTGTATGACGAGAGTATTGGCCCGGTCGAGGGCGAAATCAAGAGGCTGATCATGCGAGTCCAACCATTGATCATGGATTCGTTGCGCAGCCGATTGGACGCACGACCCTTCATCACCAAACTTAACGGCAGAGACTGGCGCCATTGCGGCATCAAGCTCTTCGTACACGACGTGGTCCTAATTGGTACACCCTCTAACCCCATGCGGTGAGTAGGGATCGCGGGCCAAGAGCGTTCGTCTTAGGGCTTCGCTCCAGCATGAACATCACGCATCAGCCTCGCGAAAAGGCGTGGTGGGTCTTGTCTGTGGAGCCCATGGCGAAACTTTCGAGTTGAAAGACTCAAACACACTCCAGAGTCAGCCTGCATCAGCCTTGCGAAATGGCAGGTCGGACACTGAAGGAACCAGGGAGACGGTCGGTGGCTGAGATGCCACCGGTCAGAAAGATAGGAGGGCGTGACGGTACCGCCGGTGGCCTGAAATGGTCTGCAACACGCTC